CTCTGTCTTACTTGGAGAACCCGAATATCTTAAGGGTTATGGTAGGCGTAACATGACCACAATGGCTATTGCACCTACCACTTCAAGTTCTTTCATATTAGGACAGGTTTCTCCATCCATAGAACCTTTAAATAGTAATTATTTTACAAAGGATTTAGCCAAGGGTAAGTTTACTTACAAAAATCCTTACCTTGAAAAACTTTTAGAAGAAAAGAAAAAGAATACACAAAAAACCTGGAAATCCATTCTAATTAAAGGTGGATCAGTTCAACATCTAGATTTCCTAACTGATGAAGAAAAAGATGTATTTAAGACTTTTGGAGAGATATCACAAAAAGAAATAGTAATTCAGGCCGCACAAAGGCAGAAATATATAGATCAGAGCCAAAGTCTAAATTTAATGATTTCACCTAAATGCCCACCAAAACAGGTAAGTGAATTGCTTATATTTGGATGGGAACAGGGAGTTAAGACTTTTTATTATCAAAGAAGCGCTAATCCAAGTCAAGAATTAGCTAGGTCTATTCTATCTTGTTCCTCTTGCGAAGGATAAAAATTCATTTTTAATCATTTTTTGTGTAAATTTTTTCGTATGGAGTACGATTTTTCAGACCAAGCAAAAGACTTTTTAGAGTCACAGGCCGCTAAAAGACCTGGACGTAAAAGTGGAGCGCAGACTCCAGCTAAACCTTCAGAACGTAAAAAAGGTTCAAAGAAAAATCCTAAAGGCTCAGCTGGCGGAGGCAAAAAAACTCCTAAAATTACTTTTTCTGAAAAAGTAGTAACAGCTCTTAAAAACAAAGTAAAAGAGCATAATTCCAAACACTCTAGAAAAGTAACATTAGGACAACTTAAAAAAGTTTATAGGCGAGGCTCTGGAGCTTTTTCAAGTAGCCACAGACCTGGAAAAAGCAGGGGCCAGTGGGCTATGGCTAGAGTAAATACATTTCTAAAAATGATGAGAGGTGGCAAAGTTAAGAAATCTTATCGTGCTGCTGATTCAGATATAGCTAGAGGAAGCGAAGAATATTACAATGAGGAAGTGGGTCATGAGTATATAGAGTTTAGTGATCTTAACTTTACTATGGCTAAAATTGATCTTCTTAAAGCTGGTGTATCTGAGGAAGAAATGGAAACTGAAGCTGAAGATTTAGATTATACAGAGGCTCAAAAAAAAACTCTAAATAAACCGTTTAGGTTACCATCAGGCTCTAAAAAGAAGTTTGGTGTATATGTCAAAAACGAAAAAGGCAATGTTGTCATGGTTAAGTTTGGTGATCCAAACATGGAGATCAAACGCGACGACCCTGATAGAAGAAGAAGTTTTAGAGCTAGGCACAAATGTGATACAAACCCAGGTCCAAAATATAAGGCTAGATATTGGTCTTGTAGGTTTTGGAGTAAAAAACCTGTAAGTAAAATGACATCGAGTGATGCTGTAGCTTGGGATGATGAAGAAGTATTAAGTGAGTGGGGATGGGATGATGAGAGTTTTTGTGATCAAAGTGATTTATTAGCTCAAAATCCTGATTTGGAAAATATACCTATTTTTATTGAAGAAGAAGAGTTATAGGATATAATCATGCTATTGCATGAAAATCCTTTTTATATCTGACTTTACTTTAAAACAACGCCAAGGTGGGGCGCAAGTCAGCAATGATTTAATTCTAAAAAAAGGTCGTGAATTAGGTCATGAAATAATAGAACATAATCACACATCATCAATCGTAGACTTTCTTAGTTCTTACGACTTAGTTATAAATTCTAATTTAGAAGCCATAACTCAAACATCTCCAGAAAAGCTTAGTTACATAAAAAAACTACCAAATTCTGTCAGGTTAGAGCATGATTCTTGTTTATATCTCAATGCTCAAGATAGGCAAGAGTTATTTAAAAATACAAAAATAAATTTCTTTTTAACTCAATATCATCATAAGTTTTTTACTGAAATGTATGGTGATTTTTTTGAAAATGTAGAGATAGTATATGACCCCATCGATACTAATATATTTAGTAAAAGCCAAGATGAAAAAATATATGATGTTGTATATTGTGGATATCTGCACCACCTCAAAGGATTAAATAATTTAATTTCTTTTGCTCAACAAAATCCAGATAGAAGCGTAAGTATTTTTGGATGGGGAGATCAAGATTACAGTCAATTGTTTAATAGTATTGATAATGTTGAATTTTTGGGTATGAAATCACATGAGGAGATTGCTAAAATATTTCAACAATCAAAAGCTTTATTTCATTCACCCATAGTAAACGAGCCTTTTTGTAGAATGGTAGGTGAAGCTTTACTATGTGGAGTTGAAGAAATAATAGGAGAAACAGATCGTATAGGTGCATATCTTGAATTTAAGGAAGTAGGTTACGATAAATTTAAAGAAGGTTGCGAAAATGCAGCAGAAAATTTTTGGTATAAAATAAACAATGAGTAAAAGCAAAGAAGTATCAGTCGTATTAAATGGTTTTAGAAGACCATTTACATTAGAAAAACAGTATGAAGCTTTAAAAAAGCAGTCAATACCAGCGAAAGAAATATTTTTTTGGAAGAACCATCCAGAAAACAATACAGAGTTTGATTTTTCAAAATACAACGATATTGCAATATCAGCTAATAATGCAAATTATGGAGTGTGGGCCAGGTTTGCGTTTGCCTTAAATTCTACATCTGACTATGTTTGTGTATTCGATGATGATACAATACCATCTGAAAAATGGTTTGAAAATTGCATTAACTGTATTGAAAATGAAAACAATGGTTTATACGGCACAATAGGAGTTACTTTTAATGATTTGGATTACCAGAACTATGAACGTCACGGGTGGGCAAACCCAAATGAGGAAACTAAACAAGTAGATATAGTTGGTCATTCTTGGTTTTTTCACAGAGATCTATTAGGAGCTTTTTGGAGAGAAGCCCCAATCCCAGTTTCTCACTTATGTGGAGAGGATATGCATTTTGCTTACTCAATACAAAAATATTTGAATTTAAATACCTATGTGCCTCCACACCCAAAAGATAATAAAAGTCTTTGGGGCAGTGATGCAGAGCTTGCTAATAAGTTTGGAGTAGATAAAGATGCAATCTCTGTAAATCATCACTCTAGTATTTTTGGAGAATCTTTAAAACACTATCACTCTAAAGGATTTAAATTATTAAATGTATGAGTAAAACACTTGTAGTTTATGGTACAAGACCAGAATATCTTAAAATAAAGCCAATCTTAAAAGATAACCCATCCTTAGATAGCTTATTTATTAAGCAACATGTGGATATAATAAATTTTGGAGAACCAACTCATTCTGTAGAAGTAGACAATGTTTGTGGAAATAGACTTAATTCTATATTTCAACAAATACTTTTAAAAACAGAAGATATAATAGAAAAATATACCAATATTATTGTTCAAGGAGACACAGCAACGGTAGCAGCTGTAGCATTAGTTGCTTACAATCTTAAAAAAAATATATTTTACGTTGAGTCAGGATTAAGGAGCTTTGATTTAGAAAATCCTTTTCCCGAAGAAGGTTATAGACAAATGGTCTCAAGGATAGCTACAGTAAATCTTTGTCCTACCGATTTGTCTTTTAAAAATTTAAAAACCGAAAATGTTTTAGGTGATATCTTTGTTACAGGAAATACTGTTTTAGATAATTTGATCCAGCATAAAAAAGACGCTTTTTATGGTAAGGATATTCTTGTGACTTTACATAGAAATGAAAATTTACATTTACTTAAAGAGTGGCTTGAAACAATAGATGAAATAGCAAAAAAACATATCAGACATCGATTTATTTATCCAATTCACCCTAATCCAACTATACTAAAAGCGGCTAATGCGGTTAAAAACATAGTCAAAGTTGATGCTTTAGAGCATGATGAATTTTTAAATATTTTAAAAGGATGTGCGACTGTTATTACAGATTCTGGAGGGATACAAGAAGAAGGATCTTTTTTAGGTAAAAAAGTTATAGTTTGCAGGAAAACTACCGAAAGGCCAGAGGGTATAGATTCTGGACATATTTTAATGTGTCCACAACCAAGTGATTTGCCAAAAATTTTTGAAACAGTCATAAGAGACAATACTATAGATAGTCCATGCCCTTACGGAGATGGGAGTGCCGCAAGTAAAATTAATTGTATTTTAGAAGGTTATGAATAAAAATACTATAGCTATAGTAGCTTACAATAAGTCAGATTTATTATATCTGTACTTAGAGCAAATATTTTGTGAGCCAACAATAAACGACTATCAAATACAAATCCATACTGAAGAAGGCCATGATGAGGATCAAAATGATGTCATAAGATATTATAAAACAAAATTTCCTGATTCAACAATCGAACAAATCATTAAACCAAAAACAAACTGCCCATTGCCAGGTTTTCATAATATTTTATCGACTTATCTTTATGCGGCTGATGAAAGTAGAGCTGGTGATTTTATGATAGTGGGAGAAGAGGACATGATACCTACTCAGGATTATATAAGGTTTAATAAATATATATATGATAACTTTCTTAAAAAATATCCAAGGATAATGGGGGCTGCCCATAAAAGAAGACCAGAAGCAGAAAAAGAAGGTCTTGCAGATATTTTGATGGGAGATTACCAATGTACATCTTTATCTGTCATATCTACAGACACAATAAATAAATATTTAAAACCCATATTATCTGATCCTCTACTTTATTCTAACCCAACATTATACTATGGCTTAAAATATCCAATATCTAGAATAGCCCCAAACGATCATACTCACCACGACGGAGCTATAGAGAGGATAATGGATAAAAATAAATTATTTGTTTTAAAACCAGATCAAAGTAGATCAATGCATGTTGGATTGTCAGGTGTCTTTTGTAAAGGAGAAGCACCCAAAGGAACATTTGAAGAGAGGATAAAACAATGGAGAGAACTCATAAAGGATGGAGATAAACTAAGATCGTTATCTAGCTTACCTGACGATTTGGTTGTAACTGATCCTGTTGGTCCAAAATGGGAATCTTTAGAATTAGATATAGATAGAGATAAGTGCAAAGCTAGTAGCTGGTGGTATGATCAGAATAACGAATTTAAAGAATATATTAATACAGTAAACACACATAAGTAATGACTAAAGTAATCTTAACAGGAGCCAATGGATTTGTTGGCCATCACATATTAGAACATTTTTTAAAAGAAACTGACTGGGAAATTTATTGCTTAGACAAACTAAGCTATGCCAGTTCAGGACATGACAGGATTAGAGATATAAATGTTTTCACAGACGAAAGAGTTAAAATATTTACAATGGATTTATCTTTGCCCTTTCAAGAAGGTTTAGTAAAAGAGCTTGGAGATATTGAGTATGTATTTCATGTCGCAGCTGATTCGCATGTAGATAATTCAATTTCAGACCCAGTGCCTTTTGTTCAAAATAATGTAAATTCAACATTACATATTTTAGAATATGCAAAAACATTACCTAATTTGAAAAAGTTTATTTATTTTTCTACAGATGAGGTCTATGGATCTGCACCAGCTGGTAAAAACTACAAAGAGGGAGAAAGATTTAATTGTGGAAATCCTTACTCTGCATCTAAAGGGGCAGCGGAATGTATTTGTCAGTCTTATGCTAACACCTATAAGATGCCTATAATTATAACTAACACAATGAATGTTATAGGGGAAAGACAGCATCCAGAAAAATTTGTACCAAAAGTAATTAACAAAGTTTTAAACGGAGAAACAGTCACAATACACAGCAATCAAGAAAGAACTGAAGCGGGAAGTAGATTTTATATTCACGCTAGAAATATAGCAGATGCTCTTTTACATATTTTAGAAAACTGTGATGAAGTTCTAGATAACTATGATGCATCAAAAGGCAGATTTAATATAGTGGGAGAAAAGGAAACAGATAACTTACAGTTAGCTCAACTGATAGCTGATAGCTTAGGTAAAGAATTAAAATATGAAATGGTAGACTTTCACAGTCAACGTCCAGGACATGATTTAAGATATGCTCTTGATGGACAAAAGATGAAAGATCTTGGATGGGAACATCCAGTGGCATTTGAAGAATCACTAGAGACCACAATAAAGTGGACTTTAGAAAGAGATGAGTGGCTTAAAATATGAAAGATTTTACAGAAGAAATAGATAATCTTTTTGAAAAATTTAAAAAAGGTAAACCATTTGCTTTTTCTAAATTTGCAGATGGAGAATGGGCAGCAATGCTTAATGAGACTCTAAACAATACTGAGTTCGAAAATACTCCTAATACAGATGAAAGGTATAGGCAAGAACTAGTCAATGCTATTAAATATAAAGACGATGATTATTACATAGGAACTTGCTGCCCTTGTTGCAATGGAGACAGAGCGCAAAAAATGAGAGAGTTTTCAGGTCAAGATGAGGACCACATGACATTTGCCAATGTCTTTGTTAATTCAAATTATCCTATATATAAAGACACTTTCCTAAAAGAGTATTCAAACCATGATGTTCATCTAATAGCTAATGAAAATGGAAAGTTTGATGAGCTTCCATTTAAACCTGAAAAGATACACAAAATAGGATTTAGTGCGTGGGTTAATAATTACTCTTTAATTGAAGAAATAAAACAAGAAAACAATTGTGATAAACTTTTTCTTTTCTGTTGTGGACCTTTTGGTAACATGCTTTGTCACCAGCTTCACGAATCAAATAAAAACAATATTTATATTGATGCAGGATCAACATTAAACCCTTGGCTACAGTCTGAGGGTTTTGCTAGAGATTATTACTGTGAAGGCTACTTTGCAGACAGGAAATGTACATGGGAATAAAAAATATAGTTTATTCACACTCTGATTATTTTGACGTTCTAGAAATATTTTTAGAACAGCAGAAAAATTTTGGTATAGATAATATAGTAATTTTTTCAGATAAAGAATTTAACAATAAAAACCCTCACATATTATATGATCCATCAAAAAGTTATTCCGAAAGATTAAGAGAATGCCTTAGCCAACTTAATGATGAAATTATTTTATATCAGCATGAAGATATGTTTTTGTATAAAAATCCTTCTGGGACAAAGCTGTTTGAATATAAGAAGGCTTTAAAAAATACTGATTACTCCTTTGTAAGATTATGTAGAACAGGTAATTGTGGATTACTAAAATTAAAAGATTATGACAGTCTCTTTGATATCCACCCACAATCTCCTGACTTCTTTGCGGTGCAACCAACTCTTTGGAAACGCAAAGAATTTATTAAGTTTTTAGAAAAGTCTGGGGATTTATCAATTTGGGATCTAGAATTAAATGGAGGTAAAATAGAACACGGGATGAAAGGATTAATGCACTTTGCTGAAGAAAGTTCAAGAGGTGGACATTTTAATTCAAAAGCGTGGCCTTATGTGGCAACCGCTATAGTAAAAGGTAAATGGAATTTTAAAGAATATTATTTTGAATTGAATAATATAGAAAAAGTAAGAACAAGCCCAAGAGAAAGAATTTTATGAAAATTGTAGGATTAGCATGTGGAGCGCATGATACAGCTTATTGTGTTTTTGAAGATGGAAAAACTTTAATTCATGAAGAGTACGAAAGGTTTTCAAGGATAAAAGAAGAGCAAGGAGATGTTTTAAAATTTTTGTTTGAAAGACAAGAGGATTTAGATGATGTAAAATATTATTCTCATTTTTTTATGAGGTGGCAGGGAGGTTTATCCAATATGTATCCAGAGAGCTTTTCTCAGTTACAAAAGAAACTCTCAAAAAATGATGCAGAATATATGGAAATATCTCATCATAAAGCTCATGCAGCTAACGCATTTTTTTCATCAAATTTTGAAGAGGCACTAATTCTTTCTTTAGATGGAGGGGGTGAAGAATGTGATATGCTAGGCAATAAAACGCATGAAACTTGTGCAGCTATATACAAAGGAAAAGGCAACAAAATACAGAAGATTAATGATATGATTCCACTAGATATAGGTGGAGCTTGGTCTTTAATAACTAAAGAGGTATTTGGTCTTTCAAATGGCCCTCCGATTGGAAACCAGTGTGGTACAGTAATGGCAATGGGAGCAGTGGCGAAAGATCCTCAAAAATTTGTAGATCAAATGCAAAAATATATGGAATCTAAGTCTAGAGGTGACTTTGAATTTTTCAGAAGTTTAAGCGAAGAAGATAAATTTAATTTAGCAGGTTCACTACAAATAGTAACAGAAGAGAAAGTTGTTGGTCTTTTGTCGGCTTGCGAAAGATTTGAAAATTTATGTATTGTTGGGGGTGTTGCTTTAAACGGTTTAATGAATGCGCGTATTTTAAATAAGTTTGAGCATATAAAAAATATTTATATACCACCGATACCTTATGACGCAGGATTAGCTATAGGTTGTTGTCAATATATTTATTATCACATGCTTAATAATACTAGAATTATATCAGATGAAAATGAAACACCTTACTTGGGAGTTAAGTATTCAGAAGATCAAGTTTTAGAAAGTATAAAAGAAAATAAAAACATTTCATATATAAATGCTTCAGATGATGATGTGTTAGACTTACTTAAAAACCAAAAAATTGTATCTATATTTAATGGACGCTCCGAATCTGGTAGAAGAGCTTTAGGCAATAGAAGTATTTTTGCCGACCCCAGAAGTCCAGACATGAAAGATATGATAAATGAAAAAGTAAAACACAGACAGTGGTTTAGACCTTTTGCTCCAGTTATTTTAAGAGAGGATGTCAAAGATTGGTTTGTTAATGATGTGGATTCTCCATATATGAACATAATATCTTCATTCAAAGAAGATAAAAAATCTGAAGTCCCAGCAGTAGTACATCATGATGGCACTGGTAGATTTCAATCAATAAAAGAATCGGATAATTTTTGGCTATACAATTTTTTAACTAAATGGAAAGAAAAATCAGGAGTTCCAATTTTATTGAATACAAGTTTCAACGATAGAGAGCCAATAGTTGAAACTCCAGAAAATGCTATTAACTGCTTTTTGAAAACAGAGATAGATTATTTGTACTTTCCCGAACATGAAATAATTGTAGAGAAATGTCAAAGCGATGCGTAATAATACAAGGGCCAACTCATGACTATGAAAGAATGAGTAAAGCCTGGGAGGGTTTTGATATAATTTATTCAACCTGGGAAGGGGAAGAAGAGAAAGGGTATAAAGACTCTGATTGTGTTATTTACAACAAAATGCCCAAAGAAAAAGGCTTAGGAAATGTAAATTTACAAATAGAAACATCTTTAAGCGGTTTAGAAAAAGCTAAAAATAAAGGCTATGATTTTTGTTTAAAGTGGAGATCAGATTATGTACCTAAAAATGCTAATAAATTTTTTGATACATTGGATGAAGAAAAATTAAATTTTATAGCTTGGTCAGAGCATAGAGGATTTATATCATATATAAGATCTAAACATGGGTATCTTGTAGATTATTTTTTTGCAGGAAAAACAGAGTGGCTTATAAATATTTTTGAACAGACTAAAAATATACACCAGCATATACCATCAGCTTTTCCTGAGTATAAAATTACTGTAGCTACATATATGCTAAAGAATAAAGAAAATATAAAAGTTAATTATTTTTTACCAAAAATGACAAAAAGTAATGAGTGTTTTTTTATCAGAGAGGGGGCAGATTATAACTCTAGCACTTTAAATTGGAAAAAAGAAGAGTACTGGAACAATATTACAACAAGGAGCAATGTATGGGCATCAATTTAATATTTCCAGTGGCAGGGGAAGCTGTAAGGTTTGGGGGTACTTTTAAACCTTTTTTAAAAATAGGTGATGTAAGTTTTATAGAAACTACATTTGAACCATTTAAAAAATGGATAAAAAACATAAACAAAATTTATTTTATATGTACCGCTGAGCAAGAGAAAGTTTACAGCGTATCATCTAAGATAAAAGAAAAATTACCATATGATTGCGTAGAGGTTATAGTTATTCCTAAAAAAACAAAAGGCCCATATCAAACGCTAAGCAACGGCATAATGCTAGCAGACATTAAAGGCCAATCAATAGTCTGTGATTGCGACCATAGTTTAAATGTGGATGAAATATTTAAACATGCTTTGAAAAATGAGCATGATTGCATAATTCCAACTTGGGAAATAACTAAGGACGAATGGATGAACTGGTCTAAGGTTGTGCTAGACAAGGACTTAAACATAAAAATGATTTGTGAGAAAGAAAGAATCTCAAGCGATGATTACAATGTAAAAGGCATAATTGGTTGCATTTATTTTAAAGACATACAAAACAATTTTAAAAAACATCACATATATGTTTCTGATTCTTTGCAGGAACTTTTAAAACAAGATAAAAAAATAAAAGTCACTAGCACCAAAAGCGCATCTTTTTATGGAGATGTAAAAATGCTAGAGAATCATGTAAACAATCTCAGAAAAAAATGTTCTATATTTTGTGATATAGATGGAGTTTTAATATATCACGATCCCCATTCAACAAGCGATATAGAAACAAATAAACCAATACAGGGCTTTGAAAATTTAGGTAAACTTAAAAGTTTAGGACATAAGATAATTTTAACAACTGCAAGAAGCGAAAAATACAGAGACAAAACCATAGATCTTCTATCAAAAATAGGTATAGAATATAATGAGTTAGTTATGAGTCTACCTGCTGGACCCAGGCTTTTAATAAATGATCATAAGCCATCAAAAATATTTACAAACCAAGCAAACAGTCTAGAGCTAATCCGAGACAAAGGAATAAAAGACCTAGAAATATCTAAGTATTACAAAGAAAGTGATACAGAAATACTTAAAACATTCGATGGCGGCTCTTTTGCTAAAACTTATTTACTCTCTAACGATATCGTCAGGAAACACATTATAAAACAAAAGGATGATATAGTACATTATGACAAATTAAAAAGACAAGTAAGCGATTTAGAGAGATTCTCTTTTTTGTGGCCAGATTCAACTCCAAATATAACTAAACAAAAAGATACAGATTTTGATTTTAGCTTTGATATGGAATATTTAAAGCAACACAAAACCGTTGCTGATATATCTTGTTTAGATGAAAAAAAAATAGCCATAAACAATTTGCTGGATGGAATGAACAAAAATGTCTACTCTTTAAGAAAAGAAGTAGATGGAATATCTTGGTTAACAAAACATTATCAAAATAAAATTTTTAGCAAGTTTGATTCTTATTGTAAAGATTTAAATTTAAATAAAATAATTTTTAATGAATTTATTTATATAAATAACGTAAAATATTTAGGGCTTAACAATACTTTACTCACAATAGATAAACATTTAGTCAAACCTAATTTTATTAGACCTATACATGGCGATTTTACCCTAGAAAATGTAATGTGGGATGGATCTTCAATAAAATTGATAGATATGGACGGTTCAGACATTTTTGATGCAGCAGAGCTTGATTTAGGTAAAATGTGTCAATCAATCTTCTCTAAATTCAATGAATGGAAAAATATTGATATAAATATCTCTAAGAATGACGATCAATTTGAATGCATAGACAAATATTTTAAATTAGATTTAGATAACCAACTAACAAACAATATAATATCTCAGTGGTCAGTCATACTAAATGACGACAGAGACACTGTTATAAATAAAGGAATATTCTATATGAGCATGTATTTTATAAGATTTGTGCCATTTAGAATGAAAGTTAGTTCTGATCATGGAATTTTTGCATTACTAATGGCTATTGTTTGGCTAAACAAATTAATTAAAAATGAAAGTTAAAAAGTATTACGACGGAGTAAATATAGTAGAACATATAGATTTAGTAGATGGAGTTACTACAAATACATCTTATGTAGCAGACGCAGATGTCACCGACTATAATACTTTTATTGATAAATCTATTGAAAGTTCAAAAGGTAAACCAATTTCATTTCAAGTGACTAGCCCATCTTCAAGCTCGATTATAAAACAAGCAGAATTAATATGCCAAAAATCTAATAATGTTTATGTAAAAATACCAATTGTACTACCTAATGGAGAATCTACTAAAGATTTAGTTGAGGGTTTAAGCAAAGATGGTTTTAAAGTAAATGTGACTTGCATACATACGGAACAGCAAACTATTGAAGCATGCGATGCTGTCAGTGACGAAACAAAATCTATCATATCGCTTTTTGCTGGAGGTCTTTCAGATTCTGGAACTTATGCTAAGCCAATTTTTGATAAAGCTAGATCTATCATAGGAGATAACACCAATAAACAAATTTTATATGCTGGGTGTCAAAGAGTTTTTTCTATCGTAGAGGCTGAGTCATGGGGGGCTGACATCATAACTATCCCAGATGGTGTGATGAAAAAATTAGATAGAATGGATTTTGATGATTTAGAAACGTCGATTAAAAAATCTCAATTATTTTTCCATGATGGAAACAAATTAACCTTCACACATTAAAATGAAGATAGCTGCATGTTTACATGGCTTAGCTAGAGGTAGCAGCGTAAAAGCTGATGGAGCCTACTTGGAAAAGTTTTGCACACTTTTAAAACAAATAAAAGGTGCAGATATTTTTATTCATTCCTGGGATGACGACATACAAGATGAGATAGTACAGACATTTAATCCCCTGGGTTATATATTTGAACCTCAAAAAGATTTTAAGGAAGAACAAGATTTATTTAAAGATATAAATTTCACAAACAATACAACAATGGCTCAAGGTAATTTATTTAAAACTTTGAGTTTTTTGTTTTCTAGAAAGCAGTCAATACAACTTAAACAAAAGTATGAAACAGAAGCTGGATTCAAATACGATGTTGTTTTAGTTAGCAGGTTTGATGTAGGACATCATAAGCAAGGTTTAAATAAAACAAGTCATTTAAACTTTAATGCTAATCAGGACATGAGTAAAATTTATCAAGCTTATTGGGATCAGACTAATGCTGGAGCTTCAGATCATTGGTTTTATAGTTCTTCAGAAAATATAGATATTGTATCTACAATGTATGACAAGGTTTTTGAATATCTTAAGAAAGATAGTGAATACAATAAAAAATGCAAAGAAGGTTGGCCTATAAGCTGCAAACTAAATGAATTTTCTGGAGAGCTTTTTAAAAACGAACGAACTAAAAATTTAGCAACTTATATAACTGGTGAAAATTCTTTAATTAATAACCACTGTTTATATAAATATTTCTTTATGGAAAATGATATGTGGGATGACAATAAATCGATTTTTTTAAATAAGAACTTATGGAATGATTGAATTAATTATATTTGATTTAGATGGAGTTTTAGTAAGAGCTAAAGAAATGCATTTCAACGCTTTAAATGAAGCTTTAGAAATTGTAGATCCTAAGTTTTCTATTTCTTATAGTGAACATCTAAACATATATGATGGATTAAAAACAAAAGACAAGTTAAATATATTAACCGACAAGAAAGGGTTACCAAAATCTGAGCATGAAAATGTTTGGTTGGAAAAACAAAAGATAACGGCACAAAAAATAAATGAAATTGAAAAAGATTCTGACCTAGTGCAGTTATTTGAATTTTTATTTAATCATAAATTAAAAATAGCCTGTTGCTCAAATTCTATAAGAAGCTCACTAGAGGGTGTTTTGCAAAAACTTGGTCTTATAGATTTTTTTGATTATATATTATCTAATGAAGATGTTTGTAAATCAAAACCTCACCCAGAGATGTATTGGCAGACTATGATAAAGTTTGGAAAATTATCAGAACAAACATTAATTGTAGAAGATTCTCCTCATGGATTGCTTGCAGCTCAAAGATCAGGGGCTAATATTTTAAGAGTTAAAGATCCATCCGACTTAACAATACAAAAAGTAAAATCAAAATTAAATACAAAAACACAACTTATGAACACACGCTGGCAAGATAATAATTTAAATGTTTTGATACCAATGGCTGGAGCTGGCAGCCGATTCCAGGCCGCTGGGTATACTTTTCCAAAACCCTTGATTGAAGTTAGAGGTAAACCTATGATTCAAGTCGTTGTAGAAAATTTAAACTGCGAAAGCCCTCATACTTTTATAGTACAAAAAGACCACAGAAAAGAATATAACTTAGATACTCTTTTAAATCTTATAACCCCAAAATGCAATGTTATAGAAGTTGACGGGATGACCGAAGGAGCAGCTTGCACCACACTTTTAAGTAAAGAAATTATAAATACAGATCAACCTTTACTCATAGCTAACTCTGACCAGTACGTTCAGTGGGACACGAGCGAATTTTTATATAAAATGCAAGAGCAAGATGCAGATGCTGGTATTTTAACTTTTAAATCTACACATCCTAAATGGTCTTTTGCAAAAGTAAACGATGAGGGAGATGTAACAGAAGTAGCAGAGAAAAAACCTATTTCTGATATCGCTACAGTAGGAATCTACTACTGGAAAAAAGGCTCTGACTATGTAAAATATGCTGAACAAATGATAGAGAAAGACATTCGACATAATAATGAATTTTATGTTTGTCCTGTTTTTAATGAAGCCATACAAGATGGAAAAAAAATAAAAACATTTGACATAGAAAATATGTGGGGACTAGGTACTCCAGAAGATTTAGATTTCTTTTTAAAAAACAATTAAATGATTTTAATATCTCACAGAGGTAATCTTCATGGCAAACAGCCAAAAAGAGAAAATACAGTTCAGTATATTAATGAAGCTTTAGATAAAGGCTTTGATGTAGAGATAGATTTATGGGGTAAAGATAATTTTTTATATTTAGGTCATGACAAACCAGTTGATTTAATTGATCCAGTTTATCTCAAAAATTCATCTTTGTGGTGTCATGCTAAAAATCTAGACGCAGTAGTTCAACTACAATATCTAACAAAAAAGGGAGGATATAATATACATTATTTTTGGCATCAGAGAGATGATGTAACCCTCACTAGTAAAAATTATATATGGGCATTTCCTGGGAATCAACCGATAAAAAACAGTATTGCCGTTATGCCTGAGAGATCTGATGATAAATTAACTGACTGCATAGGAATTTGCAGTGATTTCATAGCACAATACAAATGAAAAAAATAATAGTAACAGGAGTAACAGGACAAGATGGCAGTAATATGGTGGATTATCTTTTGGAAAATACCACTCACACTATCATTGGAGGAGCTAGAAGACTGAGTGTTAAAAATCATGATAACATTCTTCACTTATTAGACAACCCTAGATTTTTTCTTATTGATTTAGATGTAACTGATCCCCAGAATGTAGACAGAGTTATAGCTGAGCATAAACCATATTATTTTATAAATTTTGCAGCAAATTCTTTTGTGGGTACAAGTTGGAAAATGCCCACCCAACACATGGAGACAAACGCCTTAGCTGTTTTGCATCAGCTTGAAGCTATAAAAAGACACTGCCCAGAGTGTAGATATTACAATGCTGGTTCCTCTGAAGAGTTTGGCGATGTCATAACTGAACCTCAGACAGAAGAACACCCGCTTAGGCCCAGGAGTCCGTATGGCGCTTCTAAATGCTCTGCTAGGCACTTAGTTAAAGTATATAGAGACTCTTATGGATTATATGCTATTCAAGGCTGGCTTTTTAATCATGAAGGCGTTAGAAGAGGTTCTGAGTTTGTAACAAGAAAAATTACTCAAAATGTTGCTCGAATTAGCCGTGATTATGCTAGTAAAAAAGATTTTAAACCGTTAAAACTTGGTAATGTAGATTCTAAAAGAGACTGGAGTGATTCAGAGGATTTTATGGATGGTATATGGAGAATGTTAAATCAAGAGCAATACTGGATTAATGTTTGGAGAAAAACGCCCGATGATTATGTATTATCTTCTGATGAGACACATACAATTAGAGAGTTTGTTGAAGAGGCATTTAATGCAGCGGGATTCCATAGATCAATGTGTAGATGGGAAGGAATAGATAAAGATTGTAAATATTTTCATGGTGATGATTTATTAATGGAAGTAGATCCGCAATTTTATAGACCAGCAGAGGTTGATTTACTTTGGGGTGATTCGAGCAGAGCAAGAGAAGAGCTTGGGTGGAAGCCTAAAACTAATTTTGCAGCTTTAGTTAAAAAAATGGTTGATAATGATTTAAAGTTGCTACATACTAATTAGTGCTTTTAAATAAAAGAGAAATACTTTTTCGTTTACTTGACGTACCAGAAAAAGGTAGAAGACCTTTTTTTGCTAGGGAGATGAAAATGCTTAACAATCTCATAGAGAGATATTCTCAAGAATTTATGTCTTGTATATATTTTGAAAATAAATTTGATTCCTTAGCGTACTTGACAAGCCCGAAACTTAAAACTACATTAGATAAAAAGTTCAGAGCTTTTAATTTTAGAGTAGACTTTTCTAAATATCCAAAGTATAATATAGGTAAAAAATTTGGCAAAGATGCTAAAGTAAAAGTTAAGAAAAAAACAATTAAAGATTTTTTAAATGAGTGATATAAATCCAGAAAAAATACTAGAAAATTTCTTGAAAACAAACAAAGAAGATCATTATAATTTTGAGGTGGAGGAAAACTATAAAGTTTCTAGTGGTTCCTTACAATTCGATGTGGAGCTTGGAGGAGGATTCGGGCCTGGGTTACATAGATTTACAGGCATGAACGAAGGTGGCAAAACATCTGAGTCATTACAGGTTATGAAAAACTTTTTGGAGACCGTGCCTAATTCAAGAGGTTTTTATATCAAGGCTGAAGGAAGACTCTCTCCAGAAATGAAAGAAAGATCTGGCCTCAATTTTGTCACAGAACATAACAAATGGGAAAACGGTTCTTGTTTTGTATTTGAAAGTAACATTTATGAAGCGGTCGCTGAGATAATAACAAAATTAATTGATCACAACGAAACAGGAATAAAATATTGTTTTGTTTTAGATTCTGTTGATGGCTTGATCTTAAAAAATGATAAAGCTAAAGGTTATGAAGATTCTGTGAAAGTTGCAGGTGGTGCAGTTGTAGCTGCTACATTCATGAAAAAGATGTCTATAAAGCTGGCTAAAAGGGGCCACATGGCTATTTTCGTCTCTCAAGTTAGAGCTGACATAAAGCTTGACCCTTATAGCAAAGCTCCTGTTAGGCAAACCACGGCCACTGGAGGAAATGCTCTTTTGCATTTTGCTAACTGGATTATAGAATATGATCCAAGATTTGCTGGAGATCAAATTTTAGAAGACTCAACAAAGAAGCATGATCCAAAAACAAATCCAATTATTGGAGTTCACGCTAAGGTCACGGTAAAGAAATCTCCTAATGAAAAAACAAATCAAAGGATAACTTACCCCATAAGATATGGCAGAAAAGGTGGCACATCTATATGGATTGAAAAAGAGATTGTAAATCTTTTAGAGTCCTTTGAATTTATTAAAAAGAGTGGAGCTTGGATAAGTACTACTGACGACTTTAAAGATCTTTTGTCAGAAAATAAGTTGGAGTTCCCAGAGAAAATTCAAGGTATGAATAAAGTTTTTAAGTATATAGAGGACAACCCAGATCTTTGTGATTTTCTTTTCAATTACTTTAAAAAATATATCCAAGAGATGTCATAATGAAGTTTATTGATGTCTATGGTCGAGAAAGAAATCTAAAAAACGCAAAGAAATATCTCATAAACTGGGAAAAGCCTAGTAGGAGCAAATTTCAAACTAGAGTAAAAAGTTTTTTGCAACCATTTTGGATACATGATATTGTATTCGAAGAATTTAGAGTTGTCGGAAGTAGATTGACTTTAGACTTTTATAACGCTAATAAAAAAATAGCAGTAGAGGTACAAGGAGAGCAGCACACAAGATATGTTAAATTTTTTCATAAAAACAGATTTAAGTACTGTGACCAACTCAAAAGAGATGAGGATAAGCTTCTATTTTGTAAAAGTAATAACATAAAACTAGCAGAAATATACCCACAGGACGAAATAACAGCATCTCTTTTTGTGGATCAAGAAATACACTTATGATAGAAGACGACGATGATGAAGTGGAATTTAGCATACCATCTGAAATGGTAGATAAATTATATGAATTATCTGGAGGCATAGATAAATATAAAGGCATTATTATGGCTGTATCTTCTGAAAATGGACAACCTTTAATATATCAAAGGTTCGATTGTTCAATGACAGAGCTAGCTCTTCTAAAAGCTTTAGAAGGTTTTATAAATAGAGATGAAAAACCAGAAGAAGTATGATATATTCTTACGAATTAGAGAAGCAATTATTGGCGGGGCTTTTAAAAGATCCTGCGTCACTAACAGAGATATGTAACTTCATATCTGTTTCAGATTTTTATTCTGATCAAAGTTCACTTAACTCAACTATTTTTAGAATACTCGAACAGGCTGTAAATGCTGGTGATGATATAGATGAAATAATTATAGCTCAAAGGGTAAATGAGGTGGGTTTATCTTTTGAAGATAACTTGAACCCATCTGATTATATTAAATCATTAGCTTTAAGAAAAGTTCCAAAGGGTAATGTAATAAAAACAGCTAAAGAGTTAAAAAAATACTCTATAAGAAGAGAGATATTAGCGTCGTCTGAACAAATAGCTCGTAAGATGAAAAAAATGCCTCCAGAGGCTTCTTACAGAGATATAGTTGAGGCTTCTGACTCAATATATAATTCCAGGATTAATCTTTATGAGTTAGGCAACGACACACCAGTTAACATCTACGAGGAGATGCAAGACTTGGTGGAAGATAGAGGCAATAACCCATTAACAGAATTTGGAATGATGGGTCCACATCCTAAAGTTAACGAGATCTATGGCTCATTATTAAGAGCAGGAAACATAACTGTTATAGTA